TTCCACCTTTAGAATCATATAATATAACAATCTCATCTTGGGTCCTTTTATTATTAAGTAAAAAAGGTATAAGTCTTTGTATCTCTACAATTTCATTACAAACTGTTATTGCATAACTTATTTTCATATCTATTCTGGTAATACTCCAATATACGTTAATGCTCCTATAAAATCACGTTCAGGGAAATGTTTTATAGTAGACATATCAGCTCTGTATTTAGCTCCTTTATATTTATCTTTTTCTTCTTCTAGTACTTTAATATGTTTAGCAGCCCCCCAAGCCCATTTTTCTCTTGAAACACCATCTGCAAATACCATACCTTTTCCCTCTACACTATGAAATGAGGGCATCCATACTTTACCAGATTCTTCTTCATCAATAAGTGATTTATATAAATCGGGTAATGTTTCCATTTGCTCTTTTAAAAAATCACTATCAACTTTCATTACTGAATTAGATTGGAACCCACATCCATAACATAGTTCTATAGTAATATCTTTAGTTACTTCTTGTATATAACAAGCATCACTACCACAACGGGTACATTCTATTAAATTATCGTAAGCCATTACTGTAATGTTGGTAATTTTAATTCAACTTGTTTAGCAAATTCAGGTATACTATCTGTTAAAATTTCAGTTATTAATTCCTGCATTTTATCAAAACTAAATTTTGTTTTACTAAAATTCTTTTGTTGTTTTGATTTAACACCATATTGTTTATATTTTTTATAAACATCTTTTAATGTACGACCCATTTCAGCATCATGAGCTTTAAACCATTTAGATTCTTTTATTAACCAATCATTAGCCGCACTACTATCTACATTTTCTAATTCACCTCCTACTAAAGTAGTAAATGAAGGCTTTAAAAAATCAGTGTGGCCTGACCAATTACTAGCTATGATAGGTTTACCTGTTAAACTAAATTCTAATAGAGGTCTACCATACCCTTCACCTTTAGTAAAACTTACCATTGATTTTATTTTAGGGTGGTTATATAATTCATTCATTTCTTGATCACTAAATTCACCATTCAATACATAAACATTAGGTAAATTAGTAGCATTTACACTTTTGCGTATTTGCTTAATACGGTTTAATATTTCATCTCTACTAACATATGAAGCAACTCCTACAGATGCTTTTAATATTAAGGCAGGTTTTTGTTTTTGGTTTTTAAAAGTTTCAAAAAATGCTTTAACAGTTTTCCAAACATTTTTTCTGTCATGTCCATAAGCTCCTTGCATCCAATGGCCTACAAATAAATAACAAAATGACTCCTTAATTTCTTCTAAATTAATAGTCTTAATTTCTTTGGAAGTAATAGGTTTGTATATATCTAAATTAGCTCCTTCAAATACCACTTTAATAGGCTTTTCTAATTTAATAAACCCTTCTACTTTTTCAGTTTTTTTATTACGTCTTTCATACTTAGTATTTTCAAATGTATTTTTAGCAAAATTAGAAGAAACCCAATTAATATCCATTCTATTTAACCCTTCAATCCATTCGGGTTTGCATAAATTGGATTCAATTCCTGCTGTACATCCAATATTATATTTCCCTACTGCTTGGAATTCATTTGGAATAGTAATTTGCATCCAAATGTCTGGTTTTGTTGTTAATTTATTTTCAGGTAATTTATGATTATGTAAATATTCCCATTCAGGGTGGTTTTTACAAAACCCCCAGGAAGTACTACCCCAACGTTGAGCCATTAATTTTACATCGTATTTATCCGTATTAATTATTGCTTTAACTATATCTCTAGCTCGTGCGCCATATCCTGAATATGTGTCATATGGGCAACTGATTACAAAAACTGGTTTATTCATTAATAATATAATTTATGTGTTAGGTGTCTTCCTTTATATTCGGTTGCATTAATAATTTCATATTTTTCTCTTGGTTTCCAAGTATTAAATAATTCAGTAAATGCTTCCATCACTCTATTTGCTTGGTGTTTAGCTGTAAATCCTGCCTCATCACTTATAGCCCATTCTCTACCTTTTGCACCTAATGCTTTACGTTCTTCACGTGTCATGTTATTTAAAGTAATTAAATGTTCAGTAGCATCTTCCCAATTACATCTATCATCAAAAATATAAGGTGTCATGGGTGAACCTTGAATTGAACGGGAAGATGGATAACAAGGAAATACCCACTCTCCATGTTTAGTCAAGGTTTTTCTATGGTTAGAAGGTAAATCGGGTGTGGGGGTAAACCACTCACCATTTTCATCCTCAAATCTCATTTGATCTTGCATACCACCTGTTACATTAGCTATAATAGGAGTACCTGCTAAAATAGCTTCAGTAATAGTTAGACCCCATCCTTCATTTGAGGTAAGTAATATTTGAGCATCTGCAATATTATAAAGGTAATTTAATTCTTGTGAACTTAATTTACTTGTAGAAAATTTTATAGTATTAGGATAAGATTCATCAAAGAAATATTCTTTTACTTTATCTAAATCAGTACCATGATCACTTTTAACTTCAGTATGTAATACAAATTTGCATTTTTTAGCTTGTTCTTGGGGTAATGTATCTAAAAATGCTCTAAATGCTAACATTGCATCTGGGATTTGTTTACGTCTAATATTTCTAGAGTTAAAAAATAGAACAAATTCAGGGTTTTCTTTATTAAAAAAATTATTTTTAAATTTAATTAACCCTTCATCTGTATCAGGTAATGGATGATAATCTTCTATATCTAACCCATGTGGAATATATTTAAATATTCTACTTTTAGCAGCTTCACCTAATACAATTTTATTTATATTAACGGTTTGTTTTGAAATACCCATTAATAAATCACATGCTTCATAAAAGGCACGATTATACATTGGTGCTGGGTAGTCATCCCATATATTTAGATAAGTAATAGGTATATTTTTTCTAATTTCTTGTTCGGCATTAAAAATATATCCAAAATACCTTGGATCAGTAACCAACATTATAGCATCAGGATTTTCTCTTTCTATAACATTACGAAGAAGTTCAATATTACCATATCCATCAGTTGGATACATCATTACATAAGCATCATCAATATTCATCTTTTTTCCCGTATCCGTACTTATGTCTAATGCTTTGCCTTTATCCGGGTGTTTGATTGCTCCTGCCATTTGTGCCCAATTAAAATGATGACAAGTATGCATTACAATTTCACGAGCAACAGTAGCCACTCCAGAGTGTACTCTGATATCATCACAAATTAAAAGGATTTTTTTTCTTTCTTCCTTAGGAAGATATTCAAAACTTTGATTCATTTATTTATTAAAATTTACAGTTCGAGATTATTTTGGTTTGCAATTTGTTTACGAAAATCTTCATCAGTAAGATACAAATAAATAGCTCGATCGGCAAGTTTTTGAAAAGAAAATTTGCGTTTTACACACTCAATTTTAAAATTTTCAAATAAATCACTTTTTACTTTTACACTTGTTAGTGTCATGTCTTTTGTTGGCATAATCTTTATTTTAAAACGTTTTTATGATAATACATATATCAAGATATTTAAAATTTTAATCCTTCTCCACAAAGATTTAAATCTTCCTTAAAGGGGCAAAATCCACAATTCCACTTACTTGGGGATTTAGGATAAGTAATTTCTTTTATTTCTCCACTTGATACAAAACATTCTCTAATAAAATCTTGTATTGCTTTATTTGCTCTGCCCAACTTAATTTTACCACTTGGTGGGTTAAATATTTGTACTCTATATGCTTGATGTGGTGATTTAATATTATCATCATCCCATTCTAATACCTTACGTTTAACAATGAAAAATTCAATACTAATATTATCTATTGGGATATGATATTGTTCAGAAAAGAATTGTTTATAAAGTAATAATTGAAATTGTTTATCTTCATTTTTTTTATCTTTTTCTTTCCACCCACGAGTACTAGTTTTAATATCTATAATTTTAAATTCCCCAGTATTTTCATTATATAAAACTACATCTAAATATCCTGTATACAAAATATTATTATACATTTTATTGGGGGCAATTGTAAGTGGTATTTCACACCCTACTAAATGCCATCCTCGTTTTGAAAAATATTTACTTCGTTTTTTCCTAAACCAATTTAAAATCGCAACTCCATCTTCAAAAAATTCTCTCATTTCTTCAGCTGAAGAGAAATGTTCATTATTATTTGATTTATATTGTTTTTGGTATTCACTTATAAAATTAGTTTGAAATAAATCTTCTAAATCTATTTCATCAGCTACACGAGCTGATTTATCATACATTACTGTAAGATATTCTTGCATAGTTTCATGTATTGCTGTACCAAATACAGTATGAATAGATGAAGTGAATACTTTTATTTTATCTTTATATTGGAGTTTCCATCTATAAGGACAAGATCTAAATAATGACATTTGAGAATATGAAATATTCTTTTGGAATGCAAAGTTTATAGGTTGGGGAGGATTATTCCTAATCTCCTTTACTATTTTAGGAATTTTTTTAGCCAAAATTATTTTTTTATACCGTATTTACTGAATTTATACCAGGCTCTTTCGTGAAAAAAATAAAGAACCATTTTAGTTAATACTTCTATACTTCCAATAGTAAGACCAAGTTCCCAAGATCCAGTAATTAAACCTGAAAGTAACATAGTATCTAATGTACCTATAATTCTCCAACTAATTGTTTTTAGTATGTGTCTTTTATAGTTTACCATCTTTTCGCATTTGTTCTCTAATTTTTGTAGCGGATATTTCTTTTATATCTTCAGGGGGAAAATGCTCGATTACTTCATAACCAACTCCTCTGCCATAATTAATTGATTCTATATCTGGGATGATAGTTGTGATAACTTTACCATCTTGTATTAATTCTTTTAATTCACCTTCGTGTACCATTTTTTCAATCTCTTTAGCAGTCCAAGGTTGGTTTTTATTTGGTTCAACATCTCGAATAGCAAGGCAAACATTCTTACCTTCTTTTAAACGTTGATTTATTAACCATAAGTGACCTTTATGTAAAGGTTGCCACCTACCTATAAATAAACTATATTTCATTTAGTATTTTTTCAAATGATTGTTCTTTTGTATCGTAAGTAGTATCAATATCTACAAAGTTAGTTAGTGGTGGAGAATAAGCTATTGCTTTAAAATGGTCTCTTTCTCTAGGTTCAGTTGTATGTACATAAAATTCTATTATTTGATCACCCATTAGTGTTTTAAAATCTTCTCTTTGATCAATATATGGGGAAACTAAAGATACTATTATATCCTTACCTTGATTATTTAAGTACTGAGCTATACGTTGTGCTGTACCAACATTGATAACTCTACCATTAATAGAATAATCTTTATTAGAGAATAACTCTCTCATATCATCACCATCTATTCTAAATGCTCCGGGTATTTCTTTTTTAAGCTTATTAGCTAAAACTGTTTTTCCAGCACATGGCTGGCCTGTAAACCAATATATCATTTTATTTTTTCCATTTATTACGCCCTACTAATAAACCAATTATCCCATAATTAGCTATATCAATAAATGTATCTTCCATACTCTCGGCTTTAACAAAATTCTTCCCATTAATAAGAAGGTTTTTTAATCTAGAAATTTTATCTGTTAACCTAATTGCTAAACCAGTAAGTGAAAACTTTTTATCTTCTTTATTATTTAAATCACCACCCAGAGCAATATTATTTAATCCATAATCCATATGTTTGCGAGCAAACATTTGATACATTTCATTTTGAATATTTTTAAATTCCTTAGATAAGTCCGGGTATTCATTTTCAAAAAGTGAAACTACAGCATCATACTTAGGTAGTTTTTTAGCTTTTGAAAGTGGAATTACTTCATCAGTACGAGTTTCTAAATATTTTTGACGTGAATCACCCATTTACTTGTTGTTTTGGAGAAGTAAAGTACCTATTTAATGCTTCTATTTTATCGTCAGCATCTACTAGAGTAGTAAGTGCTTCAGTAGCATTTTCATAAAAATCTTTAGTTGAATGGTCTCCAATCCCCGCTGGGTGTTCACTTAGCAAATTAAGGGTTAGGATTGCTTTGTTTCTTTCAGCAACCGCTTCGGACATTAACATGTCAAATAGTTCTTTTTTCATTAGTATTTATTTTTCATTAGTATTAGGATCTATAATTGAACCTCCTTCATAAAAGTAAGTAAGTTCTTCTTTAAAGCTTAACATCGGCAAATGCTCAGACTGAAATGTATAATTTAAGAAAATATCCCAGGCATGCCAACCTTTCTTTAAAATTGTTTCTAACCACCATAATTTTTCATTTGGATTAACCATGTAGCAATATGCTCCTATCATTCTATTGCTTTCCCATAAATCATTTGTAAGTTGTTTATAACACCCTCTATTTTTTTCAATTTTAAAAGTGGGGGTTTCTAATCTTAAAATTTTATATTTATTTTTTAACATGTATTCAGCACCAATTTGAATTTTTTTATTCATTAATTCATAATCAAGTATTTGAACATCATTTTCACATATGATAGTGGGGTTATCTTTACACATTGCTGAAGCTATAGCTTGGGAATGTGATTTGAAACAACCATAATGAGCGGGTGTTAAACCCCATTCATTATACTTTTTATTTATTTTTATATCGCTAATATCACCAAAAGCTAAATTAGAGGGAGGTAATTCAGTAAAATTAGGATTAATATGTCTAATATAATCTACATTTAATTTTTGTAAATCATTATAAGATTTAATCTCTTTAAGATCTTGTGGGTTAGATGATATTTGTATTAAATGGATTTTCATTAGAAAAAAGTACAATTATTATCATTCCAAGGGCCTGCTTTTAAAAGAATATCAGGGTTAAAATTTATTTTAGTATTAAAAGGTAATAATTCAAGATTATCTATAGATGGAGTATTATCTATAAATGTTTTAAATATAAGTTCTCTATCTACTGATTTAAAATAATCATTAAATTTAAATTTACCCCCAACTAATAGATTACTTAACATTACTTTTATATTAGGTATACCATAAGCATCAGCAGCAATTAAACCATGAAGCCCAGAAGACATTACTTTCTCTACTGATAGTAATTCATCTATAAATTTAAATGTATTATTAGTAATATTAATTATTTTTACACCTTGAGATTCTAAATAGGTAATTATATTTAGGGCATACTCATTAGTATAATCAATATAATGTGGAATCAAACCGTATTTATATTTTATATTACGTGGTGGGTTATAGATTTTGGGGAATAAAAGTGCAGGATCCCCATATACTTTAGGACATTCTACCCCCCTATCATTTAATTCTTTTCTAGTTAATGGTCCTCTAACAGCATATACCTTTAAAGGATCTTCACCAATTGCCCCGGGACTTATACACCCAGCACCCCACACTATATCTTCCTTTTTAGTGGTAGACATTATGCTACCTACAGATACAATTTTACCCGATGGTGAAGTAAAATTATCATCATAATATTCAAAATGAGATGAATGGAATACTTTTTCGGGTTTGAGGTTTTTACTATTAGAAAAATATTGTAATATTAAATAACTAATATTATCACCCCAGTTATTATCAGGATTTACTGCTATAGTATCTTTAGTATGTTTATAAACTATTTTAATAACTTTTTTATTTCTTTATCTTCTATTCCTAATTGAGATAATAAATTAGTGATTTCTTTATTACTTAATAAACTTAAATAATCTTTTACTTCACGAGATGATAATTGAAAATAATCAACAAAATAAGTAACTAAATCTTTATTTTGTGATTTAATATTTGATTTAATGTATTTACTCCATTTATTATTTTTGGGCACATATTCCCTATAAATAGAATATATTTGTTGTTTATCTGTTGGTGGTAACGATTGTACTTCATTTACTAACTCTAAAAGATTAGGATTCATACTTAGAAATCGATGTACCATATAAGAATTCCATTGATCCCAATCCTCTTGAGAAAAGGAACCAACTGGAGATTTCTTATTGTTTATTTCTTTAAGCCAATCAAATAAGTTCATCAGCTAATTCTTCACGTAATTCTTTAGGTACTGAATCTGCTAGTATTTTACCAGTAGTAGGTTCATAAAATACGGGAATGGGTATCATAGCATCTTCATTTGTACCTGTTACAAATTTAGAAACTTTACGTAAAATAACTCCTTGTTGAAATATACTTTTATCATCACTAGTTTTTAAACCAGAGGTATTTTTGAGATCAATTTGGGGTTGTTGGATAGGTTGTTCCATTACTTATTATTTATTAAATTTTGAATTAAAGACATTAAGTTTATCTCTTTGTCTATACGGAAGTTTGATTTATATAAGTGTTCATTTATTAAAATAGCAGCTGTACCTTCCTTGCCAGGCATGTATTCTGAAGAATTATCATATAAAAATCTAAATAGTTCTTCAAAATCATTAACACCTGAATCAGCTATTATTTGTCTTATGTTTTTATAATTATCTTGTTTTAACTCATCAAGCACAGAGTCCATATAACTAGATGAAATAAGTAAACTATCATCAAGTTGTAAATGGCCATCCACAGTACTTGCTTGAACAGTATTTAACATTTTACGGATGTCAGGATAATACTTGTTTACTAATTTCCCTATTGAAGGAATTTCATAACCTATATTCTCTTTATCACATATTCCTGTTATATGAACTGCTACCTCCTTTTTAGTTGGTGGAAC